TATTCGCTGAAGAATGCTAACATAGCCATCCATGCTAACCAACTTGGTATTAACATATACTTTTTCATATCTTTTTTATTTTTTCAATATAATATGAAAATTAATTCTATTTTCCAAATTTTTCGCTCTGTTCTTTTATATAAAGATCAATAGTATCTTTTGTTTTATTTAAGTCTTCTAACCAGTTACCTTTATGTCTACAACGAATAATTCGCTTTAATATATCAAACTCATATGAATTTAATTCGAAATCATCTGCAACTTTATAAATAGTTGTCGATCCTTTATAATATTTTTGTGTATTTAATGTATTTAGTATATTACCTAAATCATCTTTTGCTGCTATCATTTTCTAACTCCTTTACACATTGTTTTTATTTCAGCTTCAGTATATCCATATAATTTCAACAGATTAGTGCAACTAGTTTGGTCCATTAACTCAATATAGTCAGTAGCCTCAGTTTTGCTAACTTTATAATGTTCTGCAATTTGTATAATTAATTTATCTGAAAATTTATCATCTTTCTTACCTTTAACGTATTTAGCAAATGCCTTATTAGTAGGTAATAATGAATGATATAGTCGGTATGTTTCTTGAGGTCTTAACAATCCTATAGTATAACACTGCAATTCATTGACAATTTCAGTTAAATCTTGTCTCATTGAAAGCCAACGGTTAACTATATATGGACTAAACAACTTCTGATCAGTTTCTGACCATTTTGACCATTCTTTCTTTTTGCTAGTAACACCATCAACGAAATCAAATATCGTTGCACCTTTTTTCTCTGTAGCCATTATAATAATTTATATTTCTTTTTCCACTGTTCTTCAAATCCTTCGCCAATGCCTAATTCTACAACTACGGCAATATCTGGCACGCCTGGTAACTTTTTTGTTAGAATTTCATCAATCGTTTTGTTCCTAAAAGTTTTTATTTTAGTTTTAGCATTGCTACGAGCTGATGTTTTAAAAACAATTGTTACATCTGACTTATAATATGGACTAGACATTATTTCTTCAATTTAACTGGCTGAAATTCTTCTGGTATACTACCGCAGTCATCACAACGAAATACTGGGATCGGTACCATTGTATCTTTCTCTGCACCTGTTAGCAATTTAGATACTTTGTTAATTGCCATAACCTGACGGAAATACATTCCATCACATTCTGCGCAGATAATTGGTTGCATATCCTGCGGACCAATATTCACATTTAACTTATTCATTTATATTTCTCCTATTAAGTTTACAAACATTGCCATTATGTTAATTTCTTTATCAACAACACTCGCATCTTTAAATTGAGCTTCTGCTATAATTAATATAACTGCCCCAATATGCCCTACTGCATATTCATCTAGATTGTCAAATAAGAATGTATATAATGGTGTAAAATCTTTAACTTTACTATCAGCAATTATTTGCCTGATTTTAGTGAATGCACCTTTTTTGTCTTTTGGATCTTGCAATACAGCTAGTATTTCAGTCATATAATTAGCCTGTATAGCACTCGCTTTATCTAATTGCAATTTACCATCAACTACAGATGCTTGTGCTGCATTGATTGCACGACGAATATCTGGATATGAAGCATTGATAATTGCAGCAACATCTTTAATGTCATACTTTACCTCATTCTGATCCAATACCTCAACTAATCTTTTTGCAACATCAGTTTTATTTGGAGGTGTTATAGCAAATGTCTGACAACGTGATTGAATTGGATCAATTATCTTTTCAACATAGTTACATGTTAAAATAAAACGAGTTGTTTTGCTATAAGTCTCCATTAAGTTACGAAGAGCTGCCTGTGCATTTGGAGTTAAATAATCAGCCTCATCTAAGATAATAATTTTCCAACGACGAAACCCAACTGTTGATGCATATCTTTTAATCTTATCACGAACAGCATCTACCGAGTTTTCATCCGATGCATTAATGTACATGATATCCGCGTCAACCGATCCAGCAATGATTTTTGCCAACGTTGTCTTGCCAGTCCCAGCACTGCCATAAAATAGCAAATGGGGAACATCACCATTAGATATAAATATCCTAACTTTTTCGATAATGTGTTCATTTCCAATATATCCATTTAAAGTGTCAGGGCGAAAAGATTCAACCCACAATGTATTTTCTTGAGTTCCGTACATATTTTAATTATTTACCTGTTGATCCAAATCCACCTTCTCCTCTACTAGTATCAGATAATTCGTCTGAATCTATTAATTCGATTTGAGGATATGGTAATATCATTAATTGACCAATTTTATTTCCTACTTCATATGCAGTTTCACCTGCAAACCATCCACTATCAACAACCCCTACGTGATTTGCTAATATCAATGATGTTTTTGATATTGATGATCTTGCGAACAATAAACCTACATATCCTGCGGGAATCTCAATCGCAATACCCGTTCCATATTCAATATATGATCCGTCTTCAGCAATCTCAGCAGATATTGCTACCATATCCATTCCAGCATCCCCAGTTGCTGAATAACTAGGGATAACTGCATTAGGATGTAATTTTTTTACTTTTACTTGCATTTTTTAATTCTGTAACATTACTAACCAATAAGTAGAATCAAAATCAGCACCTGTGAAATCAATTCGTGCTAAACCTTGAGTTGATACTTTAAGATGACCAGCATCTCCTCTATTAGCAACCAATACTTCTTTTAATTTATCTGCTGAGAAACATACTGGCTCAATTGGATCATCTCCACCGTCCATATCAAATGAAATGTTATCAGCATTTACCGTTGAGTAATTAATAATAAATTTAATTTTACCATTTTGTACTTGTACTGCAAAATTCTTTGCATCAGGTAAAGCATTTTTTGCTTTAATGAACTTAGTAATGAATTCCTCATTGATTGGAATGCTTACTTCATATTCTGGTTCTGCATTGATAGATGGTACTGCTGGAATTACGGTTGTATCTGCTAACATGAATGTTGCTTGAGTACTTCCTTCTAAAATCTTCATTGCATAGTTTTTACCTGCAGCATCTTTTACTTGAATCTCAATATTCTCACCTACTGCCGATAACATTTTTGTCAATGCACCTGTATGGTTAATTCCTAATGATCCTTTCATAAAAGGAGTCGTTTTCCATTGAATTTTACCTACAACTGTTTGATCGATATCTATTAATTCACAGCCAACCCCTTCGGTATTTTCTTTTAAAATAACCGCTTCGCAATTACCAGCTAAATAATAACGATTAATAAATGATTGTAATTTGCTTTTTTCCATATTTGTAACTTAATTAAAATTTAAAGAATTCATTGAACTTATTTGCATCTGTTGTAGAAATACTATCTCCACCAAATTTCTTATATGTTTTTTTGTATGTCTCATACACGTGCATTGCATTGTCTGGATCTGAGAACATATCATGTAATGACACAATCACATTGAATAACTCTGCAGGTATTGCCGTTTCTAACAATTCAACGTGGCTATCTACAATCTTATCAACATCTTTAGCCATTTCACAATATAAATGCGTATTGTGAACAACCATACGAGGCATACCTTCCTGTGAATAACGATCTAACCCGTCTGTTGTGGTACCACCTAAATATTCATATGTAAAATCTCTACATGCCGGACAATCTATACTACATGGTACTGTTTTTGTCTTATCAATCGATACCGTGTCTTTACCTTGCTTAATATGTGTTTTTCTTCTATACTCAGCATTTTTAGGGAAATACAATTCCGTAAATGTTTGCGTTTTATAGTTAGTAGAATGCAAATAAGTACCATATACCGGATATTGGCCCGGTGAAGATGAATCTGTTGATAATTGTATTCTACCACCAGTTAAATCATTTAACAATTTCTGCAATGTTGATAGAATAAAGAAATCTGAGATCTTTGATATACCTAATAAGTGAATATACTGTACATGTTTCTTTTCAAATTCTCTTTCTTTCAACATAAGTGCAATCACATACATGAAATCTACTAATCGTTTAGGACCACCAATACACCATCCGTTAAAATCAAAATCTTTGAATTTATGATACCAAGTATTATATTCTTCATTATAAGTACCTTGTATCACATTTAAAAACTTAGTTTTACCTGATTGATGTGTTTCAAACCATTTAAAGTTATCAAACGAAATATCCATTGAATCTTGAAAACGATTTTCGAATGTAACACGAGGTGGAATATCTAAATTTGCTGCTACATCCGAATTAGCCTCTAACCAATGAAATATCTTTTCACGAATTGTGGTATCCCATTTTAATGCACCTGTAGCAATCTGGAATCCTCCAGAATCTCCAAATACTAATACATCGTCATCTAAACCAATTTGTTGACGGAAATCCATTTTCTTGTAATGGTGACCTGCCGTAATCAAGAAATATGGATGTCTCCATTCTTCTGGGTATTCCTTTCCAAAGAATCTCATAGTAGTGCCATCACTAAACTTTGAGTCCTTCTTAAAGGCAGATACCATTGATCCTGCAGATAATGATGGATAGTATATAAACTTTTTACTCATTATTTACCTTTGTTTGTTAAAATAATTATTAATTAGATGCTGACAATATTCTTTTTCATGCCATACATTAAGTTCTTCTGTTACACCATTAACAATAATGTATGCTTCTATTCTTCTACCTAAATCAGCTATATCAGCAAAATTATAATAACGATTATAATCATTGTTGCATACTCGATCTAATACCTGTACTGCATCTATTACTGAGAATGGAGTATACATACGGTTTTCTGGAATAAATTCTGGGAATGATCTAAAATTTGGAAATACTACATCACAACCAAAACAAGTAGATTCTAATACCGTCCAAGAAACATAATCTTGAAGTGAACTATTAAATTGGATCCTAGCAGTTGCTAATTCATGATAATATTCTTCTTTAGACAAATTGCTTAACAATTTAAATCTAGGTTGTGTTCTAGCCAATTCTTCCATTGCCTCAATTACACCTGGTACCATTGATTTAAATGATTTACCTGATGTGGTTACGTGCCAAACATATGATGGATTATCATTTAAAAATGACTCAGCAACTTTCATCATGAAAAATGGATTCTTTTCTTTATCGAATCTACTTGAATATACAATTTTATTTTCACGAGGACTAAGTGCACTATATTCAGGATATTTTGCTAAAGTTAA